ACTGACTGGTATTTCAGTCAAAAAACTTGTAATCATCATGGCTTGTGAAAATGGAGAATGCGTCGTCTATGAAGAACGAGACAAATCAAAATACATCAAACTCCTCAGCAAATACATTAGAAAATTTGTTAGAGATAAACTGGAGCTCTATGGAAAAGAATAAAGAACTAGAACAGGTAATTGAAAGTAAATTTTTAACGCCTTCGAAGTTTGCAATCGAGATCGAAAAAATTGTTGCCGAAGAGAAATTTAATTATATTGATGCAATAGTACACTATTGCGAAATCAATAATCTTGAGGTAGACTCTGTAACGAAGCTCATTTCAAAACCACTGAAAGAGCGACTGAAGTGGGATGCTATTCGTCTCAACTTCATGAAGAAAACTTCTCGTGCAAAACTACCAATATGATTTCTCGTGATGAATTAATGCACCATCGCCTGCAAGCATGGTTGCGTGAAAACAAGTGTTCTGACATTGAGTATCTGGGTTTTTATCCAGATACTCTTGGTGTAGATAAACACTGGTATCGTATTGCCGAGCACGAAGTTACAGTTGATTGTATTGAAGATCTTGAATTAGTCGATGCAGAAAGTGACACCCTTTGAGACATACCAACATTATCTCTCGCTGAAGAATCATTTTACAAATCCAAAATATGATTTTTTTAAGTACGGTGCAAAAACCCGTGCAAGCATGACTTCTTTTAACAAGAGGAAAGATAAATATTGGTTTGAGAAAACATCCAGAAAATACTCCGACAAAGAAGTCGTAGATTTTTTAGTATCCAATTTTGTTTCCACAGATAACCCACAAAACTTATGGATTGGAGAAATTATCAATTCTGGCGAAAGAAATTACGCCGAGTGGATGAAACGACAGCAGAGTTTGACCTACTTATTCAAAGAGCAAAGCAGCGAGTTGCTATCGGAGAACGAATTAGAGAATCTATTCGATTGTTCGAAAGGTCATCCCAAGATTCTCAAAGAGTTTCTAAGCGGGAGACTATCGCTAGAAACCTTCGTAATCTTCGAAAAAATATTCCATTTCTCAAAAAACTTTGATAAAAAGTTAGTAGATCCAGTGTGGGAAACCGTAAGTTTAAAGATTAAAAAATACGATCCATTCATAAATATTGATGTATTCCAATTTAAAAAAGTTTTACGGGCAATTGTAAATGAGTAATTTTTTCGATTCTGAAATTATTCAGGAAGAACTCAAAGCAATTAATAAATTGCAAGAAGATGTCTATACAAATGTCCTTACTTTTGGTGTCATGGATCGTGAAACCAAATTGGAACACGTTGATAAGTTACAAACTTTGCTAGAAAAGCAAAAAGTGATGTATACTAGGTTATCTCTTTCAGACGATCCACAAGCGGTTGAGATGAAAGAGAACCTTCGTAAATCCGTTCAGTTGATGGGTTTTTCACCCGATACTGATGTGAATGTTTTATTTGATAGTATGATGAAAACCATTGAAGCACTCAAACAAAACATTGACGCCTAGTGCTTTTCTTGCTATACTATCCGAGTAAATCCCCCGAATCCAAATCAATCCGAGGTAATCCAAATGTCTTTCGCAGACCTTAAGAAGCAATCTAAGCTTGGCTCCCTGACCGCGAAACTGGTCAAGGAAGTCGAAAAAATGAATAATAACGGTACATCTTCTGGTGATGACCGTCTCTGGAAACTGGAGTGTGATAAGAGCGGCAATGGTTATGCCGTTATCCGTTTCCTGCCTGCTCCCAACGGTGAAGATCTCCCGTTCGTGAAACTGTACTCCCATGCCTTCCAAGGTCCTGGTGGTTGGTACATCGAGAACTCTCTCACCACTCTTGGTCAGAAAGATCCTGTGTCTGAATACAACTCGATGCTGTGGAATAACGGCACCGATGCTGGTAAAGAACTTGCACGTAAGCAGAAGCGTAAACTGACTTATATTGCAAACATCTATGTTGTAAAGGATCCTGCCAATCCTGATAACGAAGGTAAAGTCTTCCTGTATAAGTTCGGTAAGAAGATCTTCGACAAACTCACTGCTGCTATGCAACCTGAGTTTGAGGACGAGGAAGCAATCGATCCGTTTGACTTCTGGCAGGGTGCCAACTTCAAACTGAAGGCAAAGAATGTTGCTGGTTATCGCAACTACGACTCTAGCGAGTTTGCTCGCCCTGATGCTCTCCTGGATGACGATGACGCCATGGAAGCAATCTGGAAGCGCCAGTATTCTCTGCAAGACTTCGTTGGTGCCGATCAATTTAAGGACTATGATACGCTGAAGAAGCGCCTTGATTATGTTCTGGGTGCTAAGAGTGCTCCTCGCCTGGATCCCGAAGTTGAGGATGAAGATGATTCTCGTGGTTCCGTCCGTGAACTTACTCAGGATCTCCGTTCTGAACTGAATGATCTGCAACCTACTCGCTCCTCTTCTTCTGATGAAGATGAAGATGATGACACTCTCTCGTACTTCGCACGTCTTGCCGAAGAGTGAACTATAACCAAATCTGCCTCACACTTTTAGTTGTGGCAGCATATATTAACTTACTTTTCAAGTGAAATCTGATTACTACATTGACCGAGTAAGTAAATCCGAAGCCGCAGAGTTACTTCTGCGGTTTCATTATCTTAAGGATATATCAAAAACCTTTAAGTCTGGATACAATTACGGTCTATATAAAAATAATGATTTTTCTCCACTAAATCTTGGTGGTATTCAAGGAGTCTGTATTTTTACAGGTCTCCCTGTTCCTGAAATTGCAAAAGGTGCTTTTGGATTAGAACGTCATGAACAACAAGGATTATTCGAACTCTCAAGACTCTGCATCCACCCCGATACTCAAGAGGGAGAGTATAATATCACTTCTTGGTTCGTATCAAAGGCGATTAAGAGATTTAGAAGCGAAACAGAAGTCAAAGCAATTATCTCATACGCTGATAGCGACCATCATAGTGGCACAATCTATCGGGCTTGCAATTTCAAGTATTGCGGTCTATCAGATGCAAAGAAAGATTTCTATTTTGCAGATGGAACGAAGCATTCCCGAGGTAGTGTTAAAGGACTTCCTGGAGAATGGAAAGAAAGATCTCGTAAGCACCGATATGTAATGGTGTTTGATAAGAAACTAGATCTTTTATGGTGATTTAATTCTTATATTATCACTTCTCTTAAGAATTTCTCCAGAAGAATTTCTATAGTACTGCGTTGATTTGCCGTATGTAAGTAAATCACGAGTATCATTTAGGAATTGTTGGATATATCCTTTCCTAAGAACATAGATTGATCTTTTCTTTTCGTTTTCTGCAGTTTCATATTCATAATTAGAAACTGGTCTTGTTATGTTTGTCTTCGTGACCATTTGTTCCAATCCACTGTCCCAGAATTTAACATAGGAAGTTGTTGGTTCTGTATCTGTTTTTGGTTTTGGTGACTTAAAGTTATAATCAACAACCTGTCCTTTTGGAAGAATGATTCTTCCTTTACTATCTTTTACTTCGATAGTTTCGTAATAAAGAGTCGCATTTAGATCAGATCCATACTTATCATATGCATATTCATAAATGTCTCTACTTGATAGAGGCCATTGATCTCGTACATTTGTAATACCAGCAGAGATTAGTACAACCCAGTCAAGATCTACTGATCCATATAATTCATCCGCAACTTGATCTGGTCTCATATCATCACCAATTTGATATTTTTCAAAACTTGTTAGTGAGTTTTGTATATCATCTCTGAGTTTAACTCTTTTAAAAAGATTTTTTGCCTCAATATATTCATCTGAATTGTTACGATCTAGAAGAGGAGAAAGATAATCTATATTTGGTAGTTCTCTAAAGTATCCCATTTTAGTAACCTACTCCTAGTGGTGTATTAGAATAATCTTCCGCATAAACTGGAACCAATTCTTGGAATGATAAATCAAGAATCATAGAAATTGGTGTTGAATCATCATATACAGCATATACATTTTCTGCAGTATAATTAACTTTCATATCAGTAAGAGCACATTGTTTAAATGAATTTAAAAATGGATGAATGCCAGATCCTCTCATATAACTTAATTCAAAAACATTTGGTGTTTTGATGAACAGGGAACCATCTTGAACCATCTTCGGTGCCATATTCTGCTTTAGAGATCTTATAATATATTTGACTTGATCAGATTCAGCTTTATCTCTTGGAGTCATTTTAAACTGGAAATTAAAAGATCTTAATTTAACACCATCAAATAGTAACTCCATATTTGGATTAAAAATTTTATTACCAGATCTTGCCAGTAATTGAGATATTGATACGTTAGAACCAAATACATTTGCTGCTTGTGCCGCAAGTTGTGATTGCACTAAATTCTTTGCAACCCCAGCAGTTAAACCAGTAGAAGTTCCTGCTCTCTCAATAATTTCCTTTGACTTATTGGGATCTAATGCTCCAAACCCTTCACCCATAAGTTCCATACTTCCTTGCAACATCGCCTTTGTCATGTTGTTCATTGATCCAGCATTATATGAAACTGAATTATTGTCATTTACATTTGATGGAATTGGTAGTATTATCATTCCACCAGGTGCAAGAGTTTCTTTTGCTAGTGTTATTTTATTTGGAGTGTATGTCTGTTTTACTGTATTTGTGTATGTTTTACTAGATTCGACTAACTGTCCGCTGTTTTGTTTTTCCTTAATAATAACTCTGAAATAATCTGTATTTTCTGTTAATGCTTCATAAGGATATCTTAGAATTGAACCTTCCTTAAGTGGAGTATCCCCAACTACTTCCGTAGGACCTTGATAAGTGTAGGTGTATGTGCTAGCTACAGCTTGTGCAGCTTCTACAGCTTCTGCTGGACTTTTCCCTGCGGCAATAGCATCATTATATGCTTTATTTTGTGCAGGATTTGTATAAGCATTGATGTTTGCCATTAAATTTTATCGACCTACTCTATTATCAACTATTTAGGCGGAATTTTGCAAAAGGAAGTTCTCGTGCATCTGCAAGTTCATCAGTATAAATCTCATAGATCTGCCCAACAATTTCTTGATATGTATATTGGCGAACTTCTCCCCAATGAAAATTAATTCCTCTAAATCCCCAGGAGAACACATCAGTCACTGCCACGAGAGGATTTTGATCATATTGTATATTTGGAGTTTTTGGTTGATACACAAATACGTAATAATTACCAGATTCTGGGACTTTTCCACCCTCTTCCAAGGCACTAATTAATTCAAGCATGACATCATCTGGATCTTCAGTTCCAACAATGTTATTCATTACAGAGCGAATTCTATTTTCTTTATCGTCTGTTGGTTGCACCATTATCTGATACCTAGTTCATCTTCTGTTAGAACTTTAAATTCCCACATACGATCCTTACAAAATTCTTCTGCTGCTTTCCATTTTGCCATATTTTTGGCATACTCTGTAACTTCGTAGATATATGCTTTCGTTTTTCTCTTCTGAACTTTTGGTTCCATCGTTTGTTTCTTTGGTTTCACTTCAATCAAATATCTCTTGAGTGTTCCATTACTTTCTCGTACCTTGATATAAAAATCTGGGAAGTAACGATGAATACGATTATCTAGAGGAGAGCGATATGGCAATGCAATTTCTTCGGATCCCCATTCAATAATGTTTTCATTTAGATCACAGTATACCATAAACTTACGTTCCCAAAGAGAACGATAAATTATATTTGTTGGATCACCCTTATATTTTTTTGGATACGATGGTTGATATTTTCCCTTATATGACATCTAAATAGAAATAACAAAGGATCTATTACTAATATTTAGATATGGCAACTCCATTACCTATTCAGAATCTTACGATGGATAAGATTCTCTCTGGTGCCCAAGGGGGGTTTGCAAGGTCTAATCAATATCAAGTTTCAATCACTGGTGGTTGGGGGAGCAATGAATCTGGAACACCATTTATAAAACATCTTTCGTTTTATGGTTTGACATGGAACACTACATTACAAGAAAAATTATCATTTGCTTGTTCGAATGTGAATTTACCATCATCAACATATGCAACTGGAGAAGTAAAAGATAATTATGTTGGTGTTGGTCAGGAATTTGCTCACACAAGAGTTAACACTGATATTGATTTCACTTTTTATCTTGATAGAGATTATGAAATATTAACATTTTTTGAGGCATGGATTGATTATATTTCTGGATCCAGTAATACACCGAACAGTGAAGATGTAGGATATTACCGTAGATTTGCATATCCAAAATATTATAAAAGTTTTGGTGGATTTTTTATAACCAAGTTCGAAAAAAATTGGCACACTCCTGGTGCTAAAAATATGACGTATCAACTTATCAATGCATTTCCCAAATCTTTGTCATCAATACCTTTACAATATGGTGATGCGGAAGTTATTAGGGTATCGGTGACTATCAACTACGATAGATATAGAGTTTTTAGAAATACTAGCACTGCACAAATAGAATCACCTGGTAGTAGTGCCGGCACTGGTAAAGATCCTAGTGTTCCTAATCCTAATCCTAATACCGATGGTGTAATTAAAAATATTGGCGGAACGAACATACCTGGTGGTAATTTTAAAGCAAAATAATAAATCCCTAATAAATAATCACATCTGAATTAACTTTGGGTTTATTATGCCTTTACCAAAAATCAATACCCCAACTTATGAGTTGGAAATTCCTTCTAGTGGAAAAAAAATCAAGTATCGTCCATTCTTGGTTAGAGAAGAAAAAATTCTAGTAATGGCACTAGAATCTGAGGATATGGCACAAATTACAAATGCCATTGTAGAAATTTTATCAGAATGCATCAGCACAAAGGGTGTAAATGTTGCGGAACTTTCTACCTTTGATATTGAGTATCTATTTTTAAATATTCGCGGAAAGTCTGTTGGTGAAGTTATTGAGGTAAATGTAACTTGTCCAGACGATGGTGAAACACAAGTTAAGTTAGATATTAACATTGATGATATTAAGGTACAAACCAATAAAGAACACACCAACATCATTAAAATTGATGATGACCTGTCAATGAAAATGAAATATCCATCGGTTAATCAGTTTATTGAGAACAACTTTGAGTATCAAAATTCTGATAGTGGTGCTGATAAATCCTTAGATGTTATTACATCATGTATTGATATTGTATATAATGCCGATGAGTGCTGGTCTTCAAGTGATTGCACTAAAGAAGAAATGACTGGATTTGTTGAGCAGATGAATACACGTCAGTTTAAACAAATTGAGACTTTCTTTACAACGATGCCTAAACTTTCTCATACTGTGAAAGTTAAAAATCCAAATACAAAGAAAACTAATGAAGTTGTTCTTGAGGGATTAGCATCTTTTTTCGCTTGACAATGTCGCATACTAGTCTTGAGTCATATTACAAGACGAATTTTGCCTTGATGCAGTACCATAAATACTCTTTGACCGAGTTAGAAAATATGATGCCGTGGGAGAGAGAAGTATACGTTACTTTACTCCAACAATACATTGAGGAAGAAAACGCAAAACAACAACAGTAAGTGGCATTAGAAAACCAACCATCTTTTACAGCACCATCTCTACCCAAAATGGGGAGAAGCACTATTGCTTCTTCTGCCCTTTCTGGTGCTGGTAAAATTGGTTCTGGTAATCCAAAGTTAAAAACATCTAAAATCAGTTTTCAGAACGCTGGTAGTAATCTAAAAATTGAAAAGGGTGGTGATGTTGCTGGTGCTTTAATAGAAACAAATACTGTTCTTGTAGAAATACAGAAACAGTTAGCACTAGATTTTGCGAACAGGATTGTAGAAAGAAAAGACAGAATATCTGCAATTAAGAAAGAGAGAGATAAACAGAAAAAAATGTCCAGGGAGGCATCAGTAGAGTCTCCCCTAGGAAAATTATCTAAAAAAACAAATGGTGCCCTATCAAAAGTAATGGCACCTGCAAAAAATATTTTTGATAAAATTATAGAATTCTTGTCTTTAATAGGAACAGGAATTCTTGTAGAAGAAGCATTTAGATTTTTTTCGAAGGACGAAAATAGAAAGAAAGTAGAAAAAGTATTTAATTTTCTAGTCGATAACTGGAAGATACTTGCTGGTATTTTTATTGGAGGAAAAATACTTGGTGGTATTCTCAAGTTAGTTGGTGCGGCTAGAGCTTTAAGATCGATTCTCAGAAGAGTTGGATTAATAAAAAATAAAGGTATTTGTGGATGCCCCGATGTTCCTGGCAATAGACCAAATAGATTACCTCGTGGGTTTAGAACTCCTAGAGGCAATGGAATTCAAATGTCCCGCTTCTTTAGAGCAGGGCCAAATCAAGCACCCATCGGTAGAATGGGTAGTCTCATTAATGAATCTACTGGGCGAGCAACCAGAATGCTCGGTCCAAATAAAGCAGTTGATGTACTTAGTAATTTAAAAAATGCTGGTGTTAGCAATGCAAACCGTGCCAGAGTTTTGGCAGGTCAACTCAGCGAAACTCAGGCACTAAATTTAGCGAAAAAGAATTCAGGACTATTAAGTGGTCTTCGTCAAAACATTGGTGGAATATTTACACAAACTGGAAACCTAGGTAGAGGATTACTTACCGAGGGGCAAAAATTAGTTGGTGGTGCCTGGAAGGGAATAACAGGATTTGGTGCCGATGTAATGGAAGTTGGTGGTAGACTTGGAAAAGGATTAAGCGATCTTGGTGGTACTGCTGTTAGTGGACTGAGATCTACATGGGATAATATAGGCAAAGGTTTATCAAAACTTGATCCTAGAAAATTACCACAGGCAATTCAAGCAGCAGTCACTGGTGAAATTGATAAGTTAAAACAAGGGTCACCTATATTTAAAAAATTAATTAATTTGGTAAAGAATCCAAAGGATATTGCAACTTTAGTTGTTGATTTAGTATCTAAGGCAAAACCTGCTGTTCAGGGAATTAAAGAAGCAAAGAGATCTGTTCCATTTAAGATTCCAGGAATTGATGTCCTTATATCTGCCTTAATTGCGGCAGTGGAAATTGGATCTGGGGCTCCTGCTGGTAATGCCCTGTTAGGAGCACTTGGAGGTGTATTAGGATCTGCTGCTGGTACTACACTTGGATCTTTTGCTGGTCCACCTGGAGCACTGATTGGTGCCATGGCTGGCGGTGTTGGTGGAGAATTATTATTCCGTGCTGTTGCAGATAAAATAGGTGAAGAACTTGCAAAGAATGGAAATGGTGATTTTGGAAGAGGATTAGTTAATGATTCTCCACTTTTTGTTAGTGGATATAATCCACTTAATTTTGGTGGTGATGAAAAAGTAGAGGGTAAAAAGTTTGGTGGAATGATAAAAGGACCATCTCATGGTGCTGGTGGAGTAAAATTTGGTAGTAGTACTGAAGTAGAAGGAGGAGAATATTTCGTTAACAGATTAAGTGCATCAAGAAATAGAGCACAATTAGATGATATTAACTTTAACCAAGGAAAACAAATATTAAAGTTCTCAGAAGCAGTCGAAACACAATCCAAAGTTCTACAAACACAAGAAGATAATGTAAATGATTTGAAAAAAACGACCGAATTATTAAAGAAAGAATTTGAGAAAAAGAAAAGAGAACAGGATCAAGAGAAAATGAGAGAGGGAACTTTCTTATCAAGCCTCTTGGGTGCAAGACATGAAGGCGGTCGTGGTGGTGGATCTGCAATTACATCTGGAAGAGGATCTGGAGAGGGTACTTATCAACCAGTCCAAGGAATAATCAAAGGTCCTAGTGGAAGATATGACACCATTGATCCGAATATACTTAAACCAGGATTCTGGGAGAATAGACCACAAGTGATTACTATGCCTCCAATTGATTCTGGAAGTGTTGCACCAGCAGTTGTTTCTGATGATTCGTCTAGTGTTTCTGAAACAACTGGTCAGGCTTATGATTGTTATGATCCTCGAAATCAATATATTATTGAAGCATATGAAAGATACGGAATTTTCATGTAAGGTATCGGTAAATGGAAATACAACAAGTTAATTCATTAAAATTAAATGCTACGAAAATCAATAGTGTATTGATTAGAGGAAATAGTAATGTAAAAAAATTGAGAGCAGATGAAAAAAGTTTACTTTTAAAAATAAGTGATCAGGATAAAAAAGCAGAGGAAGAAAAAAAGGTAGAGAGTAAAGGGAAAATCGGTCTTCCTGGTAAGGGTATCCTTGGTAGAGTTGCAAAACCTGTAATGGGTGTTTTTGATATGTTAAAAGAATTTTTTGGTAATATTTTACTTGGTATCCTTATAGAAGAACTTCCAAATGCAATTGCAGCAGCACAAAAATTCTTTGATGATAATCCATGGATTATTCCAACAGTTAAAAATATTTTTAGTTTCCTTGGAAAAACTTTAATGGGAATGATTGATTTAGTAAACTTCATTAAACCAGGTGTTATAGTTGCATTTGAAAAAACTAGAGATGCAGTAATTGGTGCTCTGAATTTATTTGGTATTGAAACTGATGCTTTACTTGGAACTGATATAAAATCCGCAGAAGATGCCGCAAATTCTTTAGATGATGGTAGTAGCAATACTCCTGTTGCAGATCCAGAACCACCAACAGAAGGTCCAGAACCACAACAATCAAATCCCATAATTCCACCATCTGGAGTAACTCCATCAAGTTCTTCACAGCAATCTTCAGCACCAGGACCAGAACCAGTTAAATCTTCTGCACTGACGCCAGATTCTTCCACGAGACCAGCAAAATCAACACCAGAACCAGTTTCACGATCAAATTCTAAAGGTATATTATTAAATCAATTTAAACTTGGTGGATTATCCAGTCCTTCTCGTAAAAAAATTACATCTGGTAGACAACAAAGAAAAATAGTTCAAGAAACTGGATCTGAAAGAAATGCAAGAGAATCTCTTAGTTCATACAGTGATTTCTATGAAAATATTAAAACATCTGAAAAGATAGAAAAAGAACAAGAAAAAGTAAATGAAAACTTTAAAGACTTTGTAAAACTCTATGCACAAGTTGAAAGTAGTTCTGGAATAGGAACGGATGGACAACCAAGAAACCCTCGTCAACGCCCACAAGGAACTAGAGTAAATATAGGATCTATTGGGAAACCAGTTAATGTTGGGACCGAGGTTATCGGATTTCTTGGATCTACTGGAAATAGTACTGGTCCACATATTCATATAGAGCAAATTGGTGTTCCATATGGTGAAATGTATACAATTCCAGATTCTGTAAAGCAAGGTGTATTAATTGATGGAGTTGATATGATAACTGCCTTGCATGGTCCGGAAGATGGTAATGATGGAATCGGATGGTCTCAATGGAGAAATAATGGTAGAGGAAGACATCACCATGGAGAGGACTTTGGTGGTAGAGGTGGAGAAGCAATATCCCTTAAAGATGGATTTAAGTTTATCAAATATGAAGCAAATGTTGGTTCGTATGGAAATAGAGTTTTTATTCAGGCACCAAATGGGGATGTATATACGTTAAATCACCTAGAAAGTGGACCACGAAATCCAGCAACAATTAGACAACTAACGAAACAACAACATAAAGGTGGTTCTGGTGGTAGTTGGAATGTGCGAGGTGGAGGTGATCTTAGTACGATGCTGAGGCATCAAATGGAAAGTCAAAGAGTTGTATACATCATTCAACCAATGGTAAAACGTGCTAGAGATACTATCGTGCTTAAGCACATAGATAGACTAGTACCAGTTACTAGAACATCGTTTAATATTCCAAGACCAAATCTAGGGTAAAAAATGTCAAACCAATTAACCTCAAGAGTAGACAAATTAGATATTATATCCGCATCTGGAGAAGCAACAGATTTGTCCGGGGGGTTTTTAGGATTTAGATATTATGAGAGTTTGTTCTCTCCACACATTACCGCTTATTTAACTGTTTTTGATACAGGATCTTCAGTAAAGTCAAGTACAGATAAACAAGAAAGACCTGCCGATATTGTTTCTGCAATACCGATTAAAGCACAAGGAAAAGAACTATTAAACATTGTCTTATGCCATAAAACAGGAAGACTTAGTTTCGGTGCTAACAACGCAACAGATTACGGTCTAAGAGTTGTACAAGCAAGTACCGAAACACAAAAAAGTAAAACAATGGTAGAAATATCTTTAGTTTCTCAAGTTGCGGAAAAAAATAAAACTAGTGTTCTTTCCGGTGCTTATGGTGGTCTTATATCTAATTCTGCATCTAAAATATTTAATTCTTTATTAGGTAGTTTTCCAAGTAGATCTCAATTAATTGATAAAACAAAAAATTCTTTGGATTTTAAGGGATCTCAAATAGAGAGACCTTTTAATAAACTAATTGATCTAGCAACTCAATCAATTTCATCAAAAGGTAAAGGATCTCCTGGATATTTTATTTTTGAAACTCAAGATGGTTTGAATTTTAAATCAGCACAGGAAATGGCAAATGCTGAACATAAATTCACTTATGAAGTTGGTCAGGCTCAAGTTAAAAGAGGTGATGGTGATTTTAAAATTGTGCAATACCAGCAAAAAAGTGAGTTTAATCTTTTAAAATCATATACTTGTGGATCTTTAGGTTCTCTATTTTGTCAATGGAGTCCTCTCACTGGAGAATATAAAGAATATGTATTTAAACCAGATGAAAATACATTTGAAACCATGGGGTCTGAAGGGTTTCCAACTACAGCTTCTTTATCTAATACATCTTTTATCGATTCAGAAACAATTGCAAATTATAGAACATACGCATTTATAACAAATGATGGTAACTCTAAAATTGGTCTTTCGACAGAAAGAAATAATGATCCATTTTCATGGGCAGCACTATCATCGATGAGATATAATTCTCTATTTAATCAAGCTATTGATATCATAGTACCCATGAATTTGCAGTTGAGAGTAGGTCAAACAATCAGATGTGAGTTTCCAAGAACATCTAAAGATAACCCAGAACAAGGTGTATTGGACCAATCTAGAAGTGGTAAATATTTAATATTACACCTAGGTCATCATTTCACTAATAATCCACAAACTGGATCAACAACTCATATGACAATAATTAGAGATACAAATGGTTTGCATAAAGGTGCGGGAGAAGAGTAATGTCAAGTTTTAAACCAGCATTTTTTGGAAAATCGCCAAGATCTTGGTTTCTTGGTCAAGTAGCACTCAACCAACTAGCAAATAAAGTTGAAGATGGGTGGGGTGATCGTGTTCAGGTTAGAATTATTGGTATAGACCCTAAGAGTGGAGCAAAACTTGCTGATGACAAACTTCGTTGGGCAATGGTCTTAAGACCAACATCACAAGGAACATTAAATAGAGGAACTGCCGCACTAGTTGGTGGTGAATGGGTTATTGGTATTTTTCTTGATGAAAAATATGAAGAACCTTTGATTATTGGTAGTTTTGCCAGAAATGATCCAAAATATCAGGTTACTGATAAACAGGCAAAGACTCTTAAAAGCACCGAGTTTATGAAAACTTTAGATTACTTTGATACAATTCAACCAACTGGATTTCAGTTGGTCGGTGGTCCAAAATCAAAAGGTCCAAAATCGACTGAAGTTGCAAATATAGATATTAATGATTACAATAAAGCATTTAAGAAACCACAATAAATATCAGAACAAAGAGGTGAATTTATAAATGGCAGAAAATAACCCCATAGTAAGTGGTAAAGTGGTGGTAGATGGTATCGCCCAAATAAGAACTTACATAAAAAAAGATGGGACTTGGATGCTCATACTTGGCAATAATAATTATGCACCACTTACACCCGGACAAGATATATCAGCAGCGAAGTTAGAAGCACAATATAAAAAAAATTTAGAGGCAACTACATCAACGACACAACCTGTACAACCTGAAGAACAATCACCGGTAGTAGAACAACCTGTAGCACAGACACCACAAGGTGCCGAAGTTGGTTCCGAATTCCAAGTCAAATATCCAGGAGGTAGTGCAGCTAGTATTAAGAAGCTAGATGATGGTAAATGGTGGTTCGTTTATCCAGATGGAGTTGGAAATAATGTAGTTGGTGAAAGTCAACAAAGTAAATTTGAGGAATTGTATGCCATATCAAATGATGGTACAAAAACAGTAAATTATAATTCAGTTCAGGCAACCGAAACACCTGTATCAACAACAAATTCAAACACGACATATGATCCCTCCAATGCAAAATTTGGTACTATTGATTATTCTAACTTAGATCCTACTAAATTTGGACTATTTGATCCAAAAGCAATTAATTTTGATTTTGGAACTTCATATTACAGTAAAGATAAATTTTCAGAAGATATTCCACAATTTTGGAATTCTGCGGCAAATTCTAAGTTTAACTATTGGGCAAATTATAAGTGGAACATTGGCGATCCCTGTGGGGATGGTCAAATGGCAAAAATTCACCGATCACTACACAAATTTTTCATCACCATTAAAGGTATCAAAAAGTATGGAGACTTCTATCTGAATGGTGCAATAAACAAAGTTCAGAATTTGCAATCCACGATTAAAGCAACAACAGCAGCAATTGCATCCGTTCTTAGAATTGTTATTCAAAGATTGAGAAATTGGTTGCTTAATTATGTCAAAGAGTTGATTACCTATGCTATAGAAGAATTATTGCCAAACTGGGTAAGACAAATTAAAAAAAGTTTCGTAGCCCAAATTTTAGATCAAATATTCTGTGGTATTAAAAAAATTATTAAAGGGTTAGTTGATCTCGTAGGAGATTTCTTATACTCATTAATTGGTCAAATTATAAACACACCATTCTGTGTTGCAGAAAGATTTGCATCTGCTCTAATCAGTCGTTTAGTCAATGACATCGATACTACTCTGGCACCAATTTTTGATAGTATTAACGAACTTTTGAGTGGTGTTGCAAAAGTATGGGGATCAGTATCGAAAGCAATCAATATTATTCTAGGGTTCCAAGGATTCTTGTGTGGAGAACCCAACTGTCCAGATATCAAAGAATTTAAACTCCAAGGATGGGGTGGTCCATCACCAACAGAGATGGATAATTTTAATAATTTTAATTTCATTAATCCAAATTTTCCTGGTGAAATAACAAACAAAGTTGATGGTTGGATGAATGATTTCTTTGGTCCAGAATCAAAAACTTCACAATCACCTGGAGACTGTTATAGTGGAACATTTGAATGTGGAATTCCACAAATTGTTTTGTTTGGTGGAGGAGGAACTGGTGCTGTTGCACAGGCAGTAGTCAATAAGGTTGGTCAAGTTATTGGATCAAATATTCTAAGTGGTGGTAGTGGATATACATCACCTCCATTTGTGTCCATCGAAGATCCTGCAGAATGTGGAAGTGGTGCAGCAGCATATTCAGTATTAGATGATAACGGATCGGTAGTTAAACTCACTTTTATTAATCCAGGAAATGACTACAATACAACATTTAATGGTGGAGCACCAGTTATTAACACTTTTGTTGGAACACCAAACCCAGCATTTGTCGGCGGAACAGTCAAATTAAACTGGGAGGTTACAAATGCAGACGTTGTATCACTGAACATCCCTGGATATGATGTTTTACCATCAATTGGAAGTGCAAGTTTCCCAATTCCAATTGATACACCTTTCTCACCAGGAGAAAGCACAACAACAATCAAATATATTTTGACTGCTAAGAAAACGAACAAAGATTCTCAATCACAAGTAGAAACAAAAGAACTCAAAATAACTGTTAAGAAAACTGATGTTACTGGAGAAAAACCTGTAAATACTGACTCTCCAGTTATTGATTCCTTTACAGTGAGTCCTGGAACTGTAAAACCAGGAGAAATTTACACATTAAAGTGGAATACATCAAATGTAACAAATGTAGCACTAGGTGATCCTGGATATGCATCTTTACCAGAAGATAGTTCTGTAAGTTTAGTTGCTCCACTCAAACTAGACTTTCCTGCAGACGGATCTAATGCTGTAATAACACATACATTAACAGCAACAAATTCGAATGCAACAAATAATAAAACCACATCAAACACGATACAAGTTTTCGTATCTCCAGTAGATGTTAGTGCAGGTACTGGTGATGGCACTGGTACTGGTACTGGTGAAGGTGCAGGAACTGGTGCTGGATCTACTGGAGGTAGTGATGGTACAGGAAATAGTAATGGAGTTGCAGTAATTGATGATGTTGATATCATTAGTACTGGTATTGGATATACATCAACAGATACTTCAAATATTAGCGATGGTAGCGGAGCAAATATAACATTTGATATTAATCCATCTGGTCAAATTGTTGGTGTAAATGTATTAAATAGTGGTTATGGATTTACTACCATTCCAGATCTATCAATAAATAGTTTGACTGGATTAGGTGCGGAATTTAGAGTAAATCTAAAATTCATCCCACTAAATGAATTCTTGCAAGATCAAAACTTATTAGAATCTCAGATTGATCCCGATAAGTTAGTACAAGTTGTTGATTGTGTATCGCGCTAATGGCAAAACAAGCACCTGAAGTTACCCTGGCAAATAATCCACATGCATTCATACAATGTGGACCAGTAGCACCGGAAGGAAAAGATGATAAAAGGGATTTAACAATTGTAACCTCTGCTGGAGCAAATGTTGTTTACAGTAAGAGTGGAAACAAAACAGAAGTTATTCCTGGACAAAGTGGTGAAATTTGTGGTACAGATTTAGATCCATCACAAAAAGAAGTAATTGCCAAAGCAATTGTTGCACCCGCTGGTGATATTATTATTCTCGCTGAGAATGGTAATATTAGATTTAAAGGTAAAAATATTTACTTCGAAGCAGAGGGTGCTGCCGATGAAGATGGTGAAGATGGAAATATTATTGCTACCAGTAATGGACAAGTAATAATTAAAGGTGGTGACCATCTTAGACTTGCAGCAGATGATATGTGTATTGCCGCAGGTAAAAGTATTAGTGTAAATGGTGATATAAGACTTATTGGTGATATTCAGGGTATGGAAAGTCTATCAAGTATCGGTTTAATTAAAGCACTACTGGGTGGAAATTGGCTCAGTGTTTTGTCGGCAGTTGGTAATTCGTGTAAGAGATAAAAATGGCACTACAACAACTAGAACTAGGAAAACTTGATGTAATGAGCCCTTTAGGTGGGGGTGCATATGTTTTTCCATCAGGATTTTGGAAACCTGGAACATTATCATCAAACAATGGAGCATTTGGATTAGGATCAACTTTAATACCATACTCTGGTACTCTTGTTGTTGGTCCAAATATAGGTCTATCTCCAGTTTCGATCAGTTCGATTGGAATTAATAATCATGTTGGTGTTTATAATGTAACTGGATCACATATCAAAATTGGATCAAATTTAAGTCTTGGCGCTCTTGATTCTACTTTTACTGCGATCTCGAATAAATTAAGTGCATTATTTGCAAAAATTACACCTAAAGTTCTTGAGACAACTCCAACATCAAACAATAGTGCTGCCGTTGGTACTCTAAATGGTCTTTGGTTGTTAAATGGAGTTCCAATTTCGACGGAACCAGACTTAACTGGATCTGATATTAGACTTAAAAAGAACATTCGGAGATTAGAAGATTCTGATTGTCTAGCAAGGTTAATGAAATTAAATCCAGTATCTTATGAGTGGAAAGAGGAAAAATTACCCTCGGCGTTTTTAAATGAACATCGAGATCAAAATGAAATGTTGCACAGAGAAATTGGATTTATTGCACAAGAAGTTGAAAAATATGTACCAGAAGTAACAGGTGAAAAAATGTTTAAAGATATGCCATATAAATCTATTAGATATGGAAAACTGACCGCACTATTAGTTGGTGCCATACAAGAACAACAACGAGAAATAGAATCACTAAAATCAAGAATATCAGTATTAGAGGGATCATAATATGGCGATTGAGAATTCATTAAAAAGACAAGGTATTGATATTCTTCAGAGAGAACAAAACTCTTTGGACGGGGCATTTGAGAAGCAATCGAAAGAAGTTGCACCATCTGAATATTCATATGAAAAAATTGAGCAGAATACTGATGGAACTTGGACTAAAACGAAAGTTGTTCCAAAAGAAAAAATATATGATGAATCTGTAGTTGATCAAAAAGAAGCAGAACTTAAATCAGATGCCGAAGTTCTACAAGAACTTTGCCGAAGAGTTGATAATAAAATTATTGAAATCAATAACAACATTAATATCAAAAAAGAGCAGATTGTAGATCTAAGCACAACAGCAACAAATGGAAACTGTTGGCCAGGTATTGCATATAGTTCCACTCAACTTTCATCGGTAAGAGCAGCAGGTGCAGGAACAATTTCTTCAGTAACTAGCACAACATTTAATAATGATATTGAAAGAGTAAAGACATACGTACCAATGGCAGGTCCAGGATTTAATCCAGGTGCATCAAATCCATTTGATCCAGATACCATTGTTACCTTGTCTTCTTCTAATTCTGGATATGGATACAAGAATTTGGCAGATCCAGTACAATTTAAGAACAATTCTAATGTTGCAACTGGATCTACCGCAGATGGAAGTGGTTCGAATATTGGTATTGCTAGATTTGATATTAGCACAACCGTTGCAGATCATCAGGGTCCGCGATTAATTGCTAGTGTTGGAGTAAGTACTGGATATTGGTATGCTGGTGCTGGAGTTGCACCAGATGCATCCGACACTAACGTAACTGATTCACAATGTGTTGGAATTGCAAACAGCATCACTGCAATTTATACAGAAATTATTGAATTGCGTAAAGAACGAGATTCATTACGTGGTTCTCTAAATGGAGTTAAAGATAAAAAGAAAGAGAAAGAACTAGGACACTGGGGATACCAGAACATGAAGAATGAGGTCAATGTAAGAAAAACCTCCAATGCTTCTGCAATTTCTGCTATCGAAAAATTAGATACTAATGAAGAGATTGAAGTAGAAGAAGGATTGCAGATGTATCTTGATGCTTCGATCAATTCTTCATACTATGGATCTGGAGATATCTGGTACGATTTGAGTGATCGTGGTGATTCGGATGCAGATATTGAACCAGATGCCGCAACAGGACCACAGTTTGTTCAGGGTTTGTTAGAAACTGGAAATTATTTTAGTTTTGATGGTATTAATGATCATGTAGATTTTGATGCTGGTAACATCGATGGTAATACAACAACAGTTACCGTAGAAATTCTTGCAAAGTTAAAAATTGATCTTAATACTGCTGATGCTAATGGATATATGATATTTGGATGGGACAAATATGATGTATGGACTGGTCCTATTGTAGGTGATGGAACTCCATTTGGATTGGGATTTAATACAAGTAATGGTGATGTTTATGGATTATCTTCAATAAGAGTGAATAATTTGGGTTTGAATAATAACTTCTTTCACTATGTTTTTGAAATGAGATCCGATGTCTCATATACAAATAATAAAATTTATATCAATGGTAGTCTACAATCTCAACTAGAAGTAGTTCTTGCTGGAAATGGTGAAAATGCAACAAATAGAGTTTTTAATGGTGGTCTTGGTAGAATTGCTGGACGGCAGTTAGATGATCTATTTAGAGCACGGATGGATGTTGCAATGTTCCGTATCTATAATAAAGCACTTACACAGCAGGAAGTACTGGACAACTACAACGAGGTTAAGGACCGCTTCTCATAGTGGCACACTTGACAGGGTACACAAAATCCCCTATAATACTAAGGTAATCAACGGAACACCCAATGGGCACCGCACAAGAATCTGTTCTCGGCATCGTTATTGACGTTTGCACTCGCTCCTTCCTTCTGCTCAGCGATGAGGGTAATGAAAAGAT